ATGGGTACCTTACTGCGTATGATACATTCACTATTGGATTGCACCTCAAACTCCACGGAGTGGAGGAAGGGATGCTTTCCAGTGTATCTAATGGCTTCGACACTTTTCCTCCTCTGAGCATCCAAATGCCAGAGAAAGTAGGTACGTGAGTCGTAGATACCCCGGTTACGTGTTTTAGGCACGAACGCCTTAAACACCAGCCGCTGGTGATGGTTATGTATCAACTTCAGCTCATAAGCGTCATGTGCGGTAACCCACACACCGCTTATAGTGCTTTGATTAAAGGGTACTAAAGGGAGGTTATGCTCACGGATCAATCCGCGAAGCAACTCCCAAAGTTCTCCTTCGATCGAAGTGATGCCACTCAGCGTATTACAGATGTGAACAAGCTCTATTTCTAGAGGATTGCTGCATCTTACATACACCGGAGTGACATTATCCCCGGAATACCAGTCAGTACCGCACGACTCTCGGAATAGCAGAGTCGGGTCAGTATAAGACTTTTCGGTATTAACCCGGAAGCCGAAGAATTGTAAGAGTCGGTTCAGTCGGGGCACGAAGTCGTGGTGAATGATCAAATCATCACCATATACCGCAAAGGATTTGCGGCGTCCTTCAGCACCTTCTGTACAAACTTTACAAAAAGCAGCAAAAATAAGAGTTTCTATTGCAAAAGTACTTCCGTTCCCCATACTGGAGAACTTGGCATACTTAAGCAATTTACCGAAACCTACCCCAAACGGGGTGCGCGCAGCCGAAACATAGTTGAACCACTTTTGTGGGAACAACCATGCTACGGTATTGAACGCTACGGTATCGGAAGCCATGGAAAGGTCGATGGTGGCGAAGTCGCCATCAATCGAACCCAGCCGGGCGAGCTCTTGATTTTTGGACTGGTCCGACAGATTAACTCCTAACTTGAGGAGCTTAGTCTTAACGAACGCATCAAATGCTAACTGGAGGAATAAATTTCCTTCCGGCTCGCAAGCGATGGTCCTATCGGTTTTCCAGTTCTTAGGTACGGTTTCTACACGATTAGAAAACACAGTCCTAAACTGGGGGCTCTTGTATCCAAAATAGATACTAAGGGCGTCCAAGTAAGGTTGTGCTCTCCGCGTCGCTGGGATACCACGTTTACTCACCTTAAGGTAAGGCAACGAGTCCCTACGACTACGAGTAGAAGTCGCTCCAGCCGTCACACGAATCAAACTCGGTAAATTACCGAGAAATTCGTCAAAGTCGCCTAATGTCATTTGGATGACATCTTGCACACGCTCAATATCTCTAGCTAACCTTTCGTCTAAACGATCGGTATGCTGAAAATAGTGATCAAGCCTTTTGTTAGTTTGTCTGCAGAACATCTCGGCCTTAAAAAAGGAGAGAGACGCAGCAGATTCACAGACATCGGCCATCGAGAAAGCTTTGTTCTTCTTGAAGAACGCAGCAATCTGACGTGTGAAGCGACAAAGATCCCGAGAGTGCAATGCTTCGGGAATATGATCAGGACAGGAACTTAAGCGGGAAATATCGCGAGACCTTATCCAACCAAGGATTTGGTCACAAACGGTATCCCCGACAAGTTTCCGTTGGTCATTCACATAACACCGACACATGTCGAACGTTAATGTGGCGAAGTCCATAGTGGATCCTCAATTTCGTTCAATTACACCGACGTGGGCTTTAAATCCAAATCCTCAGTAGCCTCAATGGCTTGCTGAAGAGAATGGACCAGAGACACCACAACAGCGGGTGGGAACCAGGAGAGAAGCGCGACTGAAATTAGCGGTATGCTAATTTTGAGCCATGCTTTTCGTTTACGAGAAGAACCCATAAAGGTTACTTCGCGTAATCCTGATTGGCCACCATGTTTGCAAACTCGTCTGCCGCAACAAATTCGCGGAATAGAGCTTGCGCCGATGTAAGGTCGCCGGCCGTATAACCCAAGGGTCTACGGACGACGGCACCGAACGAAATGCGCTGAGGCATCACTACGTTCAACGCATCCTTCGTGGCGTAGAAGATCGTAAACGTATCTTCCAACATCACTTGGGCACCAACAGGTACCTTGCGCTTTTGCAAACAGATCCGGGGCAACCCGGCTGTGTGCGCAGGCGTCGTAAAGGTACGGGTATTCGACGAGTCGTTGAATACCTTGAGAACGGTTGTCATAACCGCCATGTTTGTCTCCTTAGACAGACAAAGATGAGCATCATATACGAGAACTTTGGCCGGGCGTTTGCCCGGTGTAAAAGGAGTATATGATGGCCAATAGGTCTGCGACCTTTGGCACGTTCACACGAACGTTCATCAACGGAATCTTTGGTACACCTAGAGGTGTTCTTACCGCGTAAGACCCTTCAGCCACTCCCTGCATTTCCATGATTACTATTTGGTAACCAGAGGATGCAGATTGTGACGTGAAGCCAAACTGACGCTTGACGTCTATCAATAGACCTCCAGCTGCAGTATGTTCAGTCTCAAGCGCTAAGAAACTTAACGTTTCAAGCCAAGTACCAATTCCAATGAACCAGTCTATGATAAAGGAAAACCTTATCAATTCCCATGACGTAGTCAAGGGATTAAACTGGAACAGAGGAGGTTGGATGTCAGCTATGACACTACCCCGAAGCTTGACCTGCAGTTCCTCAGTCATAAAGACTGTGAACTGATAAGCAGGACCGGCGTAAGAGTAGGTCTTAGTGGACGGAGTAAATTCATTTGCTCCAGCCCGCTGTTTGAAACGCGTCTGTTCTCTCCCAACTTTGGAAAGAGCGTTCTGTATGTCGACAATGTCGAAATACAGTATTCTCCAACCATAACGATATTCTAACCAAAACTCCGCAAGAGCATCTGACATTGAAAAGATTTTTCCTTTCTTTGCCAGAAATCTCCGGAAAG